CGAGCTGTGGTATCCCGATTCGGGTTGGGGCGCACACAAGAAGGACGTTATCGAAACATGGCTCAAGCGAAAAGTGTGCAGTAAGAAGGGTGACCAAATTGCGTTGGCAGATGCGCAGAACTGGATCGCAACCGATTGGATTGCAACCTACAAGAAGTTTATTAAGGCTAAGAAATAACTTGACCTTAAAACGCTTTAGTTATATAATAAGAACATAAATAAAGCGTTACAGATTTACTGCCCTTATAGCTCAGTTGGTAGAGCAACGGTTTTGTAAACCGTAGGTCCCGTGTTCGAGTCATGGTGGGGGCACCAAATATGAAAAAGTATAATTGTTTATCTTGCGGTATTGAAAAAGTCTTTGACGGTCGGAACAAAAATAAATATTGTTCTGCTAAATGTCAGATGGATTTTCAGTACGAGGAAACAGTTAGAAAATGGAAAGAAACTGGTACCTTCTCTAGAGTCGGTACACCTGCTTGGTTAAAGAAATATCTTCTTGACAAACAAGACGATAAATGTTTAAAATGTGGAATTAAAGACTGGTGCAACGAACCAATTGTTTTTGAATTAGAACATATTGATGGCAACAGCACGAACAATGTAGAAGATAATGTTTGTCTATTGTGTCCAAACTGTCACAGTCAGACACCAACATTTAAAGGTGCAAACCGTGGAAACGGAAGACATGCACGTCGTGAGAGATACAAAGAAGGTAAGAGTTTCTAAAGGATTATATGACAACCTATCGCATTGATAATAATGATTCTTACGTAACAGAAGTTTCGGTTGGTGAAAGTGACAAGTACACGCAACTCGCGTACTTGAAGTTTGCGCGTGATAATCTTGTCGAAGAAATTCGTGGCGTGAACGAAATGTTCATTTCCACGGCAGAATTACGTAGCTTTGGTGAGTTTCTTGTCGAACAAGCAGAAATGATCGAAGCTGAACAGAGATCGAGAAAGTAAAGAATACAGGACCTGCAACAATTCGGGTTAATAGAAAAGGGTTGTTGCTTAAGGGTCAGGTGCCCTCTCTGATGTCCCGTCTTATGGGAAGATGGAATATACGTCATGGGGTAACTCTTCCACATTAGAAGAGGACCAATTTAGCGGGAATGGTATAGAGGTTGTGCCGTAGCCTTCCAAGCTTCAGAGGCGTGTTCGAGTCACGTTTCCCGCTCCATAATTATGATTCCAGAAATCGGAAATTATTATCAACACCGTTACGGTGGATTATATCTTGTGAAAGATGTATCGACTAGCACGGTTGATAAAACACGTTGGGTAGTATATGAACACATATATCCGTTTGAGCGTGATACCTGGCATTGTCCATACGAGGAATTTTCCGATGGAAGATTTCGACTAATTACCGAAGAAGAATGCATGGACATCATGGAGGGAAATGCCAGGGAAGCATTTAAACTCCATATCGGTAATAACAAGGCAGCAGCCAAAAAATGACATACAAAGAAAAATACGGTGTACCGATTAAATCGGCTGACTTTGGCGACGGAGTTGATTATGTTGAAGTAACATACCTCGACGGCCGCGTAGTCAAAGAATACGATCTTATCAAGATCCACAATCAATTACACGACCAAATGAAAGCTCTTCAAGACGGTGAAGACCTAAGCGTCATTATCTGATAAATACTTTTCTAACTCAAGGAGAGTATTATGGACTTAGTCACATTGGCAATTGGTTTTGCTATCGGCGTAGCAGTTTCAGTATTTGCACCAACAGTTTGGGCAAAGATTCAATCATGGTTTGTTTCTGAAGAGTCGAAACTAAAGTAAAAGAATAACCCGCCATGGCTCATGGAGAGCACGGGCCCTTATAAAGCCTTCATCTAGATAAGATCGTGGATCTGGTTCGATTCCAGATGGCGGGACCAGTTAACAACGAAAGTAAATTATGTTATTCGCTATTGCGCTTTTTCTGATTCTCTTCGGACTTGTTCTGAATTTTAAAAACCGTCCCGGAAATCAACCTGATTCGGATGCAATTAAATTAGCAGACAGAATTACTATGCTCGGAGTGTTGCTACTTTTTATAGCACCATTCTTAGTGTTGTTCTAAAGGTTCAACGCTGTAGTCTTGATCTGATAAATAGTAGATGCAATGCATCTACTGTAATAAAATATCAAATCCGGGCGGAATAGGCGCACATCAGCCTTTCTGTAAAAGTAATCCTAATCGCATTCAACGAAAGAATTCTCCCAATGCCCACGCAAAGAAGGGTTCTATTCCGTGGAATAAAGATCTTATCGGCGACCCTCGACTTATTTGTTCTGAGGGAAAGAAGGAACAACTAAGAAAGACTTCTACTGGTAAAGCATCAACGCCAGAGAAGGAATTTGAAAGAAGAAGTAAGATTAAAGAAAAATCACAGAATAATGGTGGTTATAGACAGGGATCTGGTCGAGGCAAGAAGGGTTGGTATAAAGGTTTCTTCTGTGATAGTAGTTGGGAATTAGCATACCTAATCTATTGTTTAGATCACGATATCAATATACAAAGAAATATAGAACGAAGAACTTATATCTGGGAAGGTAAGAATAAAAATTATATTCCAGATTTTATAGTTGATAACCAATTAGTAGAGATTAAAGGATATAAATCTGAACAATGGGAAGCAAAATTGTTAGCCAACCCCGATGTTAAAGTTTTATATGAAGAAGATTTAAAAGATGTATTTTCTTATGTTATCGATAAGTATACTAAGAATTACACGGAGTTATATGGAAAATAGGCTGCATGGCGCGGAAGCGGTCTTGAAAACCGCCCCACTGTTGATGAAACGGTGACAGTTCGATTCTGTTATTTTCCTCCATCCAAATAATATGATTACATTAATCGCAGCAATAGGACGCAATCGGGAAATTGGTTTAGATAACAAACTCGTTTGTAGTTTCTCGGAAGATATGAAACACTTTAAATCCTATACAATGGGTAAAGTGATTATTATGGGAAGAAAAACTTTTGCAAGCATAGGATATAAGCCACTACCTGGTAGAAAATGTATTGTAATTTCATCACAGGATTTACACGGCGCTTCGATTAGAGCAAAAACTGTTGAAGAAGCATTTTCGATTGATCATTGTTATCCGGAAATTGTTGTAATTGGTGGTGAATCGGTTTATAGACAAGCAATGTCGTTTGCGGATAAACTAGTAATAACACATATTGATGAAGAATTTAAAGCCGATTCATTCTTTCCGGAGATTGCCCCTGATGTATGGAAGATAAATACAGTAGTTGAGGGTGGCACTGTGCCATACAATTATAAATTTGTCGAGTACATAAGAAATGAAAGTAGTGGAGTTATTAAACGAGAAGCCAGTTGAATCCACGTGGATTACTGATCTCATTTATACTAGACCTACAAAGACACTTACGATGCGTTTGTCTGATGGTAAATCATACAAAATTCCAGGTATTTCGCGGGCTACTTTTGAAACATGGACTAAGTCCAACTCAAAAGGTCAGTTCTTTCACAATTTCGTAAAGAATAAATATCAAGTTACAAGAACAAAATAGGACGTTATTTCAGCGGTAGAATTCCTCCGTGACATGGAGAGGGTCACTGGTTCGATTCCAGTACGTCCTACCAGATTATACCCCCGCCGGTGGAGCGGTGACAGGCCTTCTAAGCCAGTTTATGTAGGTTCGAATCCTATCGGGGGTACCAGTTTTACAGAAAGACATATATGACCGAAGAAGATCGTACAGCGGCGAAATTGAAGGGTTATAACACTTATATAAAATTCACAGACGGTGAGGTCATTTATATAAAGGTTAGTAACTGGAATGATGAAGATTCGCGGGCTGAGTTTTTTGAAGATGTGGAAAAATTCTTGAATTCTAACGATTCCGATGATATATTTCCTGTATCCGAACTTGCTCTTAGAAAAGAACATATCAAGTACGTAACGTCGATATAATAGGAGGTCTTATGAAGACATCGCAACAATGGTGGAATGAAGTTAAGGCAGATTCTGAAAAGACTGCTGCATGGCTTGTAAAGCAATGGCGTGGTGAAGTTACTGCCGCTTTCAGAATTGAAAAGTTGGCACGTCAATATACCGAGGCTGATGGACGCGAATACACGATCCTAAAGACAATTGCAGGACAAGAAAAGCAACATGCAGGTTGGGTAAGGGATCTTCTGACTGCGCGTGATATTCAAGTTGATGAAACTGATATCGTTGCTGCCGAAGACCGTTATTGGGCAAAGACTCTTCCTGGCATTAAGGATTTTGCAACTGGATCCGCAGTTGCAGCACATGCTGAAAAGATGCGCCTAGAACGTATTCGTACAATCGTGGATGATACAGATTCTCCTGCAGATGTGAAAGATGTTTTCGCTCGCATTCTCAAGGATGAAGTTTGGCACGAAGAAGCTTTCCGCAAGTTGAGTACTCCGGAAGCAATGGCAGCAACAGAAGGTGACTATAAATTAGGCCGTGAGGCGCTTGGTCTAGAAGCCTAAACAGAAAGAAATAAATGTTAATTGCGATTATAGTTTCACTTGTATTATTCCTACTCGGAGTTTACATGGTGAATAAGGTGGGTGATTACGAGAATATCTGGGGATTCTTTCTCTATTACGGGTTAGGATCCTTTGTAGCATTTTCCCTGATTAAGATTATAATGGTTGTGATTGCACTACTACTATGACAGCACATAATTTCGCATTCTTCTACGAGAATGCACATCCATTCTCGAATTGGTACATGTGCCCGTTTGAGCACAATGGGAAGCAATTCAATTGCAGCGAACAAGCGATGATGTTCTACAAGGCACGCATGTTCAAGGATCACGACGTTGCTGAAATGATCATGGAACAAGCGCATCCGCGTAAGCAGAAGTTCCTTGGTAGAGAAGTCCGTGGATTTGATAAGACCAAGTGGAATGCAGAATGTAAGGACATTATGGTTGAAATCCTTAAGTCCAAGTTTCGTCAAGATCGCTATTCCTATGAACTTCTTATGGAAACGGGTGATAAGATTATTGTTGAAGCAAGCCCTACAGATACAATTTGGGGTATCGGTTTAGCAGAAAATGATCCCCGTGCACTTGACCAAAGTACATGGCGTGGAACAAACTGGCTCGGTGAAGTTTTAGTGCGCGTAAGGGATGAACTTCGCAAGGAATAAATAACTGATGCGAAGTTACATGAATCCTGATAAGTTCTTCAAGAAAATGAAGAAGAAGCCTGAACTCCAGGTTGTCCTTGATAATATTGAGGATTATTCGGATGAAGACATAAATAATCTAACAGGAACACATTTTCCTGCGTGGATTAAAGAGCAACTCATTGAGTTGAGAAAGCGTGGCGGAAAAACAGCAGAAGATGAAGCAGAGAGAATTGCTGCATTAATGAATGCCGCCAGCCAAAAGAAGCC